CACTTGTTATTAGGGAAACTTCATGCATGTTGTTAAAGCCTCCATCAAATGCTGCAAGCAGCCCAACCTTTGGTTCGATATCTATGCTTTGATCTGGAAACTTTAGCATTCCACCTTCAAAATCTTCATTTAAATACAAAAATGCAGCGTATCTACTTCTCGTAAAAGCGCCAGACTTTCCGTGTTCGTCAGTGTTATCAGAATGCTTTCTTGCGTATGCACCTGGCTCCCACTTTTGAGTATGGTATCCAATCTGAGAAATTATTTTTGAATCAAGATCGTGAACACTTGCTACTGCATCAATAATTCCTTTTTTAATTTGTGAAAAGATATCAGCAGGAAGTCCTTCTGCAACAACATGCTCGTCGTTATCCTGTGGTAAAGTTGAAGAATATGACTCATAAAAAGATATTGGCATCCATGTAATCTTTCCAACTTCTGCATGCTTGTTTAAAACTTTGACAAGTTTTTCAGCAGTTTCTGCGTCTATAAAGTTTTCATAAACAACTATGTCTTTAGTTATTCTTTTTTTATTTTCTAGATTCATTTTATCCTTCTTTCTTTTTCGGCACTACTCTTGTTAGGATTTGCTTTTCTAAATTCGTTATGAATTTCTTTGTACATTTCTGCCCAAGCATCTTTTCCAAACTCTTCCTCTTTGTCAAACCATTCCTGATCTCCCTGACTATATTTTGTCCAGTACATTCTAGAAAGGTACTTGCTTGGACCAACAGCAGGCATAACTCCATGTAGGTATATATGTTCTTCTTGCATAATCATTTCTGGATGACCAGATGGGAATACAACAAAATCTCCTGCTTCTGGCTTATACTTATATGCTTCTCCTCCAACGATAAAATCAATTTCTCCACCCTCATAATCATCATTAAAATATGCAAGGGCTGTTATGGCAAACTTATGTCCTGGGCTATTGATTGGTTCACGGATATAGTCAGAGTGGTATGTCATTGCGACTGGATCAGAAATGTCTGTTCTGTATCTTGCTATAGAAGGACCAACTACTTTCCATTCTCGCATTTTTTCTCCGTAGTGATTTACTACCGTTCTATCTTCATCAATATCTACACCATTTCTAGTAGCATAGTCTCTTGTCACTAAATAAAAATTATTAAGAAGTTCAAGTATTGCAAGTCTTTGAGTTTCTTGTTTTTCTGTTTTTGTCTGTATGTTCTCTAAAGACTCTACCGTAATATTGTGTGGATAATTTCTAAATGTAGGATTTAGATATTCTCCAAAATGTGACCACTGCGTCCACTCGCTAAATAACTCATCTATCGCACCGACAGCGTTTTTCAACTCTGAAAATGTCTTATCTATGTCTTTGAATGTGTTTTTGTAAACAACAATCTTAGGATATATTTCTATTGACTCTAACTTGTTTTCCATTATGGCTGCCTATCTCCTGTATGCTTTGTTATGTGCCAAAAGAAAGGGCATGTGAATCTTGTTCCACTCTTTACTTCTGTTACACCATGAATATACTTCATATCCCCTGGGAAAAAGTAGGCAGCACCTTTTTTAGGCTTAAACTGAACACCTTGGTTTGGAAAATATAACTCTCCGCCTTCATAGTCATCGTTTAAATAAAATAAACTTGATAGATCATAGTTTGGGAAATCATTTGGAAGACCAGCATCTGGCCCTTCGTGTAATTCTTTGTCTGCATGAGGTCTTTGGAATTGTCCAGGAAGCCACTTAACAATAGTAACTCCTGTAGGAACAACTTCTACCTTGTAGAAATCTTCTACTATAGGTTGAAGTCTTTTAAACAGTCCCTCAATGACAGGAGCAATCGCTGGATCATTTTTTTCTAAAGAAGGCTTTGTTGCTACTCTATCTTTCCAGTATTCTGAATCATAAACAACAGTTCCATTTTCATTAACATGGCTTTCTGTAACATCCCATATAGTTAATGATTTTGCAGCCTTTTCTAAGAACTCTACTTCTTCTTGAGTCATAAAGTTTTCTAATTCTACGATCATTTCTTTGCCATCTCCAAACCAGCCAGATGGTGTCATTGATCGCTCTCTTTTTACTATAGATCCGTTTGGGTTGTCCATAATCTGATTATATCATAGGGTTTCTACCCTAGATTTCCCTTTCTATTTCTAGTTGCTTTAAAAATCTCTTTATATCAAATCTCCAGTTATCTTTTGCAAAAGATGTAAGAATTTCAATGCAAAGGTCTTCATAATCTTTTTTGTCTAACTTGTCTTTAACTTTATGCAAAGCATTTGCAGTATCTATATAGTTTTGCCTGACAAATGATGGATCTCCTGCATGATTGCGTTTTAAAACTTTTGTATTTATTTTACCTGTTGGCTCATATAATGATACTTCTGTCTGGTGTTTTGCAAATCCAGCATCCTGGTACTTTTCGTATCCTTCTAGTGCTTCTCTCTCTGTATCAAAAGATATTAAAGAACTTGGAACCTCTTCTTCATCTCTAGAAACAGTAATCAAATAATGCTGAATTACTTTTGCTTTAGCGTTTTTAACATACTCTTCTATTATCTTGACATGTTCTGGATATGCATTGCTCATTACTTTGAATCTTTCATTTTGTCTATAACAGAAAGTTTTAGAACCTTAACTTCGTGGCTTCCTAAAGACTCTCCCTTTTCATTTACAGCATCTCTGTACCAATCTGTCCACTTATTGGCCCTATTCATTTCTTGTGCTGCTTCACCATAAGACTTGCTTTTTGCCATACGGGAACCATCTTCATCTTTGTACTGAACTATTGTAATGGAAGAGTTATTTAGTCCAGATAAAGAGATTGGAATTATAGTTGCTAATGGCGTTCCAGCCTTTATAGTAACATTCTCATTTGCTTTTTTTACTTTGATTGCAAGTGGTAAAGGATTACCGTAAAAAGATGTTGAGATAACAGATGACATTGTTTCAAAGTATGGATTAAAAGAGTTTACTGGATTTATTGTAAACAAACTCATATTTTCTTCTGTTTTAAATAGCAAGCCAGTGGTTAAACTTATAGATGCCTGACCTCTTCCAGTATAGGTTATTGGTGGTGCTTTAAGGATTTCTATGCTTTCATTAGTTTGGCCATCAATCCCGTTCCAAAAATACTCTATATCTTCTTCACAGTAAATGTTCCAGCCTATAACATTTGCTTGTGTTACTGGGAAACATCTATATGCATGGCCTTCTGAAGTTGCATCCATCCAGTCTCTTTTAATTGACATTGGCTCAATATTAAAAGGAGAGTTTATATCTCTTTCAACTAGTATGTCAATCATTATTCATTATTCCATTTAGGATCATACATATCTGGAGTATGATATTTTTTGCTGTAGTCAAGCATTGTAACAATAGAATATTTAGTTCCAGAAGTTACTGGCATTGCCTGGTGCGGATACATATAGTTTGAAGGAAAGATATATAGGTCTCCAGCCTGTGGCTTTATTTTTAGATCTTGTAGTCTAAAGTACAACTCTCCACCTTCGTAGTCATCGTTAACATATCCTACGAGAGATACGGTACAGTTGTAGGAAAAGCCGTGATCATGATGCTCCTTAAAGTGTTGTCCTGGACCATACTTAATAAAGTTCATGGCTTCCCAATACTTCAAGTCCATAATGTTATAGTCTCTTCTATAGTCTTCAACCGCAGGATGTGCTGAGTCATAGATGTCTTGCCAAACTGCTTGAAGATTTAGACTTACCTGACTCTTGTCATTTTCAATGTCAGTCTTTTTAAACTTAAAGTCAGCACAGTCTCTGTACTCTGGAATGAGTTGCTGATAGCCTACATATGCTGGCTGCCAACTATATCCAGTTGTATCCCCTACTGGCTTTAGGTTTGACTCAATCTTTTCTATAACCTTAAAGTCTTCTTTAATGATTCCTCTATAGCATCGTATGCCATTTCCTAAATCAAGTTTTTCTGTCCATGTCTGCATTGATATATTCCTTATCTATACTCTCGTCTTGACCATACTTTGTTTTTGTATATACCGCCGTCTGGTTGACGGTAAAAGTTTGCGTTGTCTACCATTTTACCATATATATCAGACTGATCTAATATGTCTATCTGGTGCTCCCAGTTTTCCCTTTTAAAGGGAAGAACTTGTAGATATGGTGTTCCTGCTGGGATTGTTCCTTCCCAGCCCTCTATAATAAAAAATGGAAAACTTCCAAGCAAATGAACCTTATCTGAATCAACAATTCCAGTGGTATTTAAAAATGGCAAATCAAATCTGTTCATTGGTGTCATAAATAGGGCGCTATAGCCTTCTGGCAACTCAAGACCCCAGTCTGAACTCCAAGCAAAGTGGTGAAGGTAATATCCTTTTGGATGCTCAAACTGTGGCATTGGAGGCCTTTGAGTGCAAAAGTCTTTATACTTAGGATCATCAATAGTTACATTAATTATCCCCTGAGAATTTTTAGCAAACTTTAAGTCACAAGGAGTTTTAAAGACATAGCCAGTAGAAAAAGCATCCATAATTGCAGGGCATGCTTTCCAAGTGGGTATCTTTCCATAGTCGTCTGTGGTTCCTTCTTTTGGAAAAGGACAAACCTCTTTTGGTGCTTTGTAATATTCTCCATTTGGCATTTTTGCAAATCTGTCTGCATCTTTATACCATTGCGGAATTACTGACTGTGTTGGAGATGGCAAGGACTTGCTTTCTTTATTTAGCCACGGTCTAAAAGATCTAAATATTGCTAATTTAGATTGATCATTCACTACTTATGACCCAACTCATTAATGTCTGTCATAATAACAACACAATATTTTGTGCCAGACTTCATTGGTAGCGATGCATGCTCATAGATATAGTTTGATGGGAAAATTGCAATATCTCCGACCTTTGGAGTGTGAATTAGATTATCTAATCTTGGGAACTGGATCTCTCCGCCCTCATAGTCGTCGTTAATATAAATAACAGCAGATACTGTACAGTTGTATGCTGGGCCATGGTCTGCGTGTATGTTAAAGTGTGTTCCTTCTCCATCATACTTAACAAAGTTAAATGCTTCGTAGTAGACAACATTGATACCCCAGTATCTAGCGTAGTCATCTATGCAATACTTTAATTTTTGATATATTTCTTCATGAAGATCAATAAGTTCAGCATTGTGCTCATCTCTAGGTCCCAAGTTTTCTTGCTTATACTTAAAATCTACACAGTCTCTTGCCTTTTTAATTGGAGTGGTTGAGTTTGTGACCTGTGCTTCAGACCACTTATACTTTCCATTTTTGCTAAGGTTTGACTCAAGTGTATGAATGTATCTATTTGCGTCATCCAAAGAAAAAGTGTTTCTATAAATATGTAACCCTAGACCAAGGTTTTCAGCGGTGATGCCATTTCCTACATCTTTTGTAGCAATTCTGTTTGATGCAGTCTCTGATCTATCTTTTGTAAACCAGGGCGTTAGATTTTCATCTGAGTAGTTTGAGTTCATTTTTTTTCCTAACTGTTACCTAATTATATCATAAACTTTCTTGCTGACTTTTTCTTTCCAAATATTTTGGACTAAGTTCATATGGATCGACTTCCAGAGTATCTAGGACACCACTCTTTTGCAATTCATAGACATACTTTGGGCCTTCGGTGAAATACCAGTGGTCGCTGGGACAAAAATGAAACATTATAATCTCTACCCTGTTATTTTCTGGATCTGGCATATCTTCTCTCCAGTGTGAGTCATAACCGCCCATAAAAGCCAGACCCTCTCCTTCGCTAAAAATATATTCTTCTCCTTCAACGATAAAGCCCCATGGTGTTTTTGATGATAAGCAATAGTTTATTGTGTATGTGCAGGCATTATTATCTTTGTGGGGAGGAAGTTTTGATTGTGGTTTATTATAATCTAAATAAACAGAGTAGGTAGACTTAATAGTTTTATCAGAAAAGATTTCTTGTGCTAAAGGCTCTAAAATTTTACTAAAATAGTCATCGAGTTTAGTGTATCTTTCTACCCTTCTATTTTTTTCTTTATCTTGCCAAGATCTGTCTGTTTCTTCTTTGTCAATTATTTCTCTCAAAAGTTTGTGATCTTCTAAAGAAAATATATTCTTTAGTGGTATTGGAGTAAAGTGCATGATTCCTACCATTCTAAAGGCATAGCAGGCTGATCTCTAAAAAACTCTGCAAGCCTTTCATGCTCTAGTTTATCATAATTTGGGTTATGCTCACACCACTTTTTATTTAGCCCTGAAAAATCACAGTAACTTTCTATCAATTCTTTTGTTGCATACTTTGTTTTTCCAGATAAAAGATTATTTAGTTTAATCATTGATTCATCAGATTGTTTCCAAAACATGTCTTTATTTATATCTGACCATGGTCTGTGACTTGTCATCCTTGACATTGGCTCTCCAGCATATTCTTTGTAAGTGTCATGATAATACATAACTACTGGAGAAACAAACATTTTCCAACCAGAGCACCAAGTGCGTACTGTCATATATATTTCTTCTGCATGATAATTAATGCTTGGATCTAACGGAACTTCTTCTACATACTGCTTTCTAGAAAAGACCCAACTATACTGTAGATATGTTTCTTCTAGAACATCCTCTGTTTCTGGAATTGGTTTTTGAGAAGAAAATCCATATCCTGGAATGTAGTTTTCATCAAGCCTTCCTCGCCAATAGTTTCTAGATCTTGCCTTCGGATGGTCTAATATAGCATTATCATTTTTGTCATAAACTATTTCAAGTCCAGGAAATGTAATTACTGGCTTGTCTGAATGCTTCAAAGCCTTTTGATATTCTCCTAAAACTAAAGAATCCCAACCTTTTTCAAACCTATTATGCCCACAAGTAAACAAAATATAATCATAATCAAAATCTACCTCTGTGGTTTTATTTCTAGACCAAAGAACACCCCTGTATTCTGAAAGGTCATAAGTTCTATAGATAAGTTGTTCTTTAGGTATAAAACTAAGATCAGCGTGAAGTTCTGGTTTATGTTGTTCTGAAACAATGGAAAATAATAAATTTTTTGGATTATCTGCTTTTTCGTAACAGTCTTTAACTGATTGCTCTAAATATTTTTCTCTATAAGCAATCATAGATACTAATATTTTATTTGAGTTTGACATAGCCAGGAATTTTCTCAACAAAATCTGGTTCTACTATTAAACAACTCATACAGTCTTTACATGTGTAGTTTGTTTTTGGCATATCATGAAAAGATGGTGCATGTCCTGTGTGCTCATAATAACGAATATCCCCATCTAACTTATACTTGTCCATTGCTTCTCTATATTTTTCATTTCCCTCGTCAGAATAGCAGTCCAAATCATACACCCAATGATCTGGTGTTGCGTAGTTAGCAAAAAGAACTACTACGTAAGCGTCTTTGTCATCTACTGGGTATGGTGGTCTTGAGTGTGTTTGCTGTTGACCCATAAACAATATACCAGAATTTTCTTTTTCTTCAAACTTTTCTCCATCTACTATAAGTCCCCAACTTGGCACTCCAGGAGACTCTATACATATGTCTGCAGTGTAGTGTGTTGCTGGCTGATCCATATGCTCCCAAAGGTACGGAGTTATTCCCTGATACTGTTGATATCTAGAAAGCCATATAGTCTTTAGTCTTAGGTTTTCTATTCCCCATTTTTCTTTGCCTAAATTTTCTAAATAATCCCAAACTGTATCTGAAAACTTTATTTCAGTTTGCCATCTCCCAAGAATGGTATGGTATGGAGATGCATTTTCTTTTGTTTCAGACCCTGGTCCCCACACTGCTTGATTTTTTATAGTTTCTTTTATTTCCAATAAAATGTTTTCAGGAAACACCGAATCTAAAAATATCGAAGGCTTTCCTTCAGGCAGGGGCCACTTAATGTTTGGACTAGTATCCTTATTAAGTGGCACCCTGACTACCTGAGTCTAACTATTCTTCAGAGTCTTCTTGACTTTCTAGAGCAGATTCATCGATAGAGAAGATTCCGAATCTAGGGAAGAATGGTGGGAAGAACGGGAAGAACGGTGGGAAGAACGGTGGGAAGAATGGGAAGAACGGTGGGAAGAATGGTGGGAAGAACGGGAAGTAAGGGAAGAATGGAGGGAAAAATGGAGGGAAGAATGGTGGGAAAAATGGAGGGAAGAACGGAGGAGTCGTTGTAACAGAGTTAGAGTTAGCAGACGTTCCTGAATTTCCATTAGCGTTAGTAGCAAAAACGGTGTATGTCTGAGAAGTTGAACCTTCTTGTGTAACGTTAACAGATGTAGATGTGGTGGTTCCACTCTTTCCATCTGAAGATTGCCAAGTGTATCCAGTAATCGCTGATCCACCATTTGCTGGTGCGCTCCAAGAAACTGTATCCTGATTTACGCCAGTTGTTGCTGTTGGTGCTGATGGTGTTGCTGGCACTGTAGTAATTGCTATTGCAGAAGAAGCAGAAGATGCAGCAGAAGTTCCTGCAGCATTTGTTGCTGTTACTGTAAATGTTACAGATGCGTTAGCAGTAATTCCAGAAACAGTAACTGGGGAAGATGATCCAGTTCCAGTTTGTCCTGTGCTTGATGTTACTGTAAAAGAAGTGGCAGCAGGAGAAAGTGCTGGCAAAGAAAACGAAACAGTTGCTGCTCCATTACCAAATGCACGACCTGTTCCTACGTTTGTTGCTGAAACACCTGTTGGTGCTAATGGTTCCAAAAAGTCATTTGACGCTTGGGACTTCTTTCCTATCTTTTTACCTGCTGCCATTTGTATCTCCTAATTTCTTATTGAATTTTGTATTACGCTGTTAGATCGCCGTAGACAACCCATGTATTCTGTGCTCTCTTAAAGAGAGTACAAGATGACCAAGTTGTACGGAGTTTCAAACCAGGTGTTGCGTTAACAGTTACTCCTGCACCTGCTGCAATTGTAACCTGCCCTGCTCCAGTCTGAAGAATATCAATTGAGGTTCCAACTGGATAATCAACTGCTGATGCTGGTGGAATTGTAAGTGTTAGTGCTGATGCTGAACCCATTTCAATTAGATCATCTCTTTCAGTTAATGATGAAAGTGTATATGATGATGTCTTTTGTGAAATTCGTGTTAAAGAATCTACCTTTAATCCAAGGTTGGTTGTTACTGTTGCTGCAAAGTTTGCGTCATCGCCAAGGGCTGCTGCAAGTTCATCCAGAGTGTTGAGTGCTGCTGGAGCACCTGCTAGAAGTGCGCTTACTTGTGATGTTGCATCTGCGATTGCTTCTGACTTAGCAGTTGCAATTGCTGAAGCCTGTGCTGTTGACACTGGCTTTGATGCATCTGCTGTGTTATCAACATTTCCAAGTCCAAGTGATGCTTTTGTTACTGCTGCAACTTCTGACTTAAGTGCTAGAAGTGAAGTGTCTGCAATACCATGGACATTTGTTGTTAATGCGTTGTGCGATGAAACCGCTCCAGATGCTGTTCCTGCTGCATCATAGTTTACTGCAAGTCCATCAGCATAGTCTTCTGCTGCTTCAAGAGCGGCATCTGCCTTTGCTTGTGCGCCAGTCTCAGTCTCTAGTGCTGAAGTGTCTGCAATTCCGTG